ATTTTTTTTAGCTCAATAAAAAAGAATATATATAATAATATATAAGCGTAAGAGTGTAAGAGTTTTAGCACTTTAAAGCACTAAAGTAAAAAGAAAAGAAATGGAGGAAGAAAATGAAACATCTACAAGAATCAAACGACCTGAAAAGCATCGCCGAAGAAGTGGTTGATACGGCAATTATCAAATTGAAGCTGGCTGGACTCATGAAAGACGGTGGCGCAGGGGCGTATGAAAAAACCGAACAGATTTTGCGTAGCTATCCCCAGCTGAAAAAATCGTACAGCGAGGATGGTACAGCGAAAAAGTTTGTGGACATTGTAGACAACGCTCTGAAAGAACTGTGGGACGACTTGTATTATGATATCATCCCGATGATGTATTTCGAGGGGCAGAGTCGGGAAGCAATCGCAGAATATTTTGACACGAGTACGACAACGATTAGCCGGAACAAGCGTCGACTGTTGGAAAAATTAAAAGTCATGATATTTGCCGACGACGTGATTCACGAGCTTTTCTTGTAAGACCTCTAGAAGCTGTTTTAAGCTATTTTGTTTTTCGTAGGGTAATTTTAAGGTCAAGTAACAAAAATCAATTGTGAGGGATTCTAGGCACGTTACAGAGCGCACGAAACATTCGTGCGCTTTTCTCTTTGTCTGGGTACTACATCTTGTGGCTGTAGCGTGTAACATGGGCGTAACACACTAGGCGTTGTGTACATCGGTAACATGTGGTAATATGTCCACAAGGATGGTGAATGCTATGACGGATTATATTCAGCCGGAACTTATGATCTTGATTCCGGTTTTATATCTGATCGGGATGGGTCTCAAAAAGGCAAATGCCATTTCGGACAGATTCATTCCGATTATTTTGGGTGCCGTTGGAATTGCGCTGACTGCTTGTTATGAGTTGACAACCGGACAGTTTAATTTGTTTGCTGCGGTGACTCAGGGCGTCTTGTGTGCAGGTGCAAGTACATATGCAAATCAGATTTACAAGCAGTTGGTGACAAAATGACATCGGAAATTATCGTAAGCTTGATAACATTGATCGGGACGCTGGCGACGGTCTGGGGCGGAAATAAATTGACGGCTTACAGAATCGAGCAGCTGGAACAAAAAGTTAATAAACATAATAATCTGATCGAACGCACGTTTAAAATCGAGGAACGATTGACACATGACGAAGATCAAATCAAATGGTTGAAGGAGGATTTTGAACATGAAAGGAATTGACGTTTCCGAATGGCAAGGCAATGTGAACTGGTCGCACGTTAAGACAGACGGTGTAAAATTTGCAATTATCCGTGCGGGATACGGCAGGGAGCTGTCTCAGAAAGACAAGCAATTCGAAAACAATTATGCCGGATGCAAGTCCAACGGTATTCCGGTCGGAGCGTACTGGTATTCTTACGCAGTTACGCCGGAGGAAGCAAAAAGAGAAGCTGCGGTCTGCTTGCAGGTTCTGAGAGGAAAAACTTTTGAATTTCCGATTTACTTCGACATGGAAGAGCATAAGCAGTTCGCTTTCGGAAAAGCACGTTGTACAGAAATTGCAAAAGCGTTTCTGGAAACGGTTGAAGGCGCTGGTTATTGGGTTGGCTTGTATTCTTTTCAATCCGCTTTGGAGTCGATGTTCGAAAAATCCCTTCTGAATCGATACGCTGTCTGGGTTGCACAGTATGCTACAAAATGCACTTACTCTGGTCAGTACGGCATGTGGCAGAGGCGCAGTGACGGCAGTATTTACGGAGTGGGCGGAAATGTGGATGTCAATGAATGTTATCTTAATTATCCGACATTGGTTAAAAAAGCCGGTAGAAACGGTTTTCGAACCGGCGGTGGCAGTGTAAAAACTGCTACGACACACGGTGTAGCAAGCACCAGCAGGATTTCCGCAGGGTATAAGATTCAGCTTGACAAAATGGAGCTTTTCGCATCGAGTGATAGCACAAAACGTGCAAATGTGCTGACTGGTTTTTACTATGTCACAGATGGGCAGATTATCAACGGTCGGTTTAGGATTAGCGCCAAAAAGGGCGGTGCCGTAACCGGCTGGATTGACAAAAAGTATACAAACGAGACGGGTTGATGAAAATTGGATGAACCAAATGTCAAGCCGCAATACAAATTAGTTGCATCGTATTTTTGCGGAGAATGTGCCGGAAATGCGGAACAATCCGTAATTCGGGCAGGATATTCCAAAAAGTATGCAAGAGGCAATGCCCACAAAATAGTTGCACGTCAAGACGTACAACAATATATTGCATATTTGCGCAGTTTGTCAGAGGACGACCCGCTGAAACATGTTGCAACAATTGTAGATATTCTGAGTTTTTGGACAGGCGTAATGAATGATAAGAATCAGCCGATGCGAATTCGTTTGAGAGCGTCCGAACTCATAGCAAAGGCAAAAGGCATGTTTGTTACGGAAAGTTGGTGATATACTATGGCACATTCAAAATGTTACGGGATCGATGAAGATAAATGCAAAGTGCCGGTAGCATCGTTGGAAGATTTGAAAAAACTCTTGGAACCAACGATTTCCAAAGATACAAGCGTAGATAAAAACCGAACGCTGTATTTGAGGTTGGAACCGGACGTATCAGAGACGATTTATAATAACGCTGATATTCCGAGCAATGTTAGTTTCAGCTATGATTCTCGTGAGACATCGGAATATATTCAGGGCACTTATCAAACGTGCCGATTCCGATTTAACAAGGGTGTTGGAGTTGGGACAAAACCAAGTTCTTTTTTTAAGGTCCAAGATCAACTTCCGCTCGTAATTAAATTTTTGAACGGCAATCTTGACATTTCAGGATTTACGAGAATTTTTCTCGAAGTATTCGTTGAACCTGGAACGATCTATGTGAAGGTAGACGGATGTTAAGCGGGTTTTATCAATCGAAAGCTTGGGTAAATTTGATGGCGGTTATCCGCATGGAACGGGTAAGTTCCGACGGTCAAATTATTTGCGAGCATTGTGGAAAACCGATTGTGCACAAATACGATTGCATCGGTCATCACAAAATCGAATTGAACGAAGCAAATGTGAATAACGCTGATATCGCATTGAATCCTGATAACATCATGCTTGTACATCATCGCTGCCACAACAAAATACACAATAAGCTGGGGTATTCCAGCAGGCAGGTGTTTTTGGTCTATGGCTCTCCGTTATCCGGCAAAACAACTTTTGTTGAGGATAACAAAAACGATGGTGATTTAGTAGTCGATGTAGATAACATCTGGCAATGTGTCAGCGGATGTGCTAGGTATACAAAACCTAATCGCTTAAAGTCATGCGTCTTTTCTGTTCGAGACCATATGCTTGACATGGTTAGAATGCGTCAGGGCAAATGGCTAAACGCCTGGGTGATTGGCGGTTATCCGCTGGTTTCTGAACGGGAACGGCTCTTGAAATCCTTGGGAGCAAGAGAAGTGTTTGTGGACACTTCTCAGGAAAATTGCGTTCGCAGATTGAGAGAGTGTTCCGACGGCAGAAATTTCGAAGAGTGGGAAAAATACATTTCCGATTGGTGGGAAAAATTTTCGCAGCCCCTCCCCCGGTAAAAGCTTTTTGAAACTGCGGGGTAACTGTTGGTAGGGGCATCATTTTCGCAGAATCGGAAAAAATGAGATTTTCAGATTTTGGATTTTTGAAAAGGGGGAATGAATTTGAATCGTAAAGAAGAATTGCTGAAACTCGTCGATGATTCGAACAGAACGACAATTCTCCCTCTGATCGACAAAATGATATTTCTGGAAAACCAGCTGGAGCAGTTGGAAAAACTCCCGATGATCAAAGTGAATCCGGAAAATCCGATGCAACAGAAATCTACACCGGCTTCCAAACTCTACAAAGAATTTTTACAGCAGTATACCAACGTTGTAAAAGTGATTTCCAGAGCAACGAGCGAAGAAAACGAACAGGAAGAGAGCCCATTGAGAAAATGGGTGAAATCCAGAAGTGAAGTTAACGCTGACATACAAGGTGGCAAAGGGTTGAAGCCTTTATGCTGATTCAAGAAAAAAAGATCTGGACTCCGGACAATTCTTTTTTGCTCGAATATCATGCAAAAATCGAATGCGGTGAAATTATCGTTGGTCAGGAACTGTGGCAGGAACTCCAAAATCTAAAAGAAGATTTTCTGAATGACGCTTTTTATTACGACACAAGAGATGCGCTTCTAAGAATTGACTTTATGGAACGCTGTGTGCGGCTGACAAAATCGCCGTACTACAACAAGCCAATGGTTTTGATGCTTTGGCAAAAAGCATTTATCGAGGCGGTGTACAGCTTCAAAATGTCTGGCACGACGTTTGATCGATTCAAAAAAATCATTCTTTTGATTGCCCGAAAAAACACGAAATCCGAAACCTGCTCTGCGCTCGGCTTGTCGGAACTGATTGTGGGAAATCAGGGTGCAGATATTGTCTGCTCTTCGAACGACGACAACCAAGCAAGTATTACATACGACGCTATTGACACAATGCGCCGCCTGATCGACCCGAACGATCTTGACACAAAGCGAAACCAGCGTTTTATTTTGAACAAAGTGAACGGCTCGAAGATTTTCAAATTGTCTGACCGAACAAAAAACAAGGAAGGTCGGAATATCGATTTTGCAATCGTGGACGAAACTCACGAAATGAAAGAAAATATCATTGGAAAATCTATCGAACAATCGCAGAGTTTGAAAGACAGCCCGAAATTTATCAATATCACGACGGAAGGGTTTGTGGTTGACGGATATTTGGACGACGAACTGAAAAAAGCACGTGCGGTTATCAATGGAGAAGATGACTCTTTGAGTGGTCAACGTCTTTTACCGTGGCTTTACACTCAGGACTCCGAAAATGAAGTCTGGCAGAATCCGGAAACATGGGTAAAAAGCAATCCAACGCTTGGTGTCATCAAGAAATGGGATTATCTACAGGAGCAAGTGGAGGTTGCAAGACGTTCGAAAGCCGACCGAATCTTCGTTTTATCGAAAGACTTTAACATCAAACAAAATAGCGTGGAAATGTGGCTGAATCTGGAAGATTACGACTATGAAGCAGTCTATGATTTAGAAGATTTCCGAGGTTGTGTTTGCCTGGGGGCTGTCGATTTGTCGGAAACTACCGATTTGACGTGTGCAAAGATTCTTTTGATGAAACCGAACGACCCTGTAAAATACATACACACGATGTATTTTATTCCGCAATCCAAATTGGAGGATTCCGACGATTGGAACGCTGGGGCAAGGTATCGGGAATGGGCGAAAGCCGGACTTTTGACGATCACAGAAGGCAATGATATTGATTTGGCTCTTGTCGGGGATTGGTTTTACAAACTCTACAAAGATTATAACATTAAACTTTGGAAATGCGGGTACGACCAGAGGTTTTCGAAAGACTGGCTAACTCGAATGGGCTTTTACGGGTGGACAAAAGAGAATGAGGACGTTGTTTTGATTTTGCAAAACGCACAAACTCTTTCCAACGCTCTGAAACTTTGTGAAGCTGATCTGAAGCATCAGCTTGTAAATTACAACGAGAACGCAATGGACAAGTGGTGTTTTAAAAATGCCGGTGTCAAGGTTGACGATCACGCACAGTGCCTGTGCGTCAAAACGGAGCGGTCAAAAAGAATTGACGGGGCGGTTACATTGATAATCCTCTACGAAATGTACCGCAGATACAGAACAGAATACAGGCAAATAATCGAAAACGGGAAGGCGGTGTAAATAAAAATGGGTTGGTTGGATAAGTTGAGACGAAAACCGAAGGTAAAAACAAAATATGCGGACATGTTGAACGGATATGCTCCGATTTACTCGCAGTTTGGCGATGATATTTATGCATCGGACGTGGTGCAACAGGCAATAAATTGTATTGTCATGGAATGCAAAAAATTGATTCCGACGCACGTTAAAGAAAACGGGTCAGACGTCATTCCGGTGAACAGTAATATCCAGTCTGTTTTAAATGCTCCGAACGAGATCATGACAACGACAGATTTTATTGAAAAAATCATCTGGCAGCTATATTTTAATTACAACGCTTTTATTATCCCAACTTGGTACACCAGGCAGGAAACGAACGGCAGCTTAACAACTGTGTATACAGGATTGTATCCAATTGCACCGACAAACGTTGAGATTTTGCAGGATGCGAGCGATAAGCTATATATCAAATTTACGTTTGCGAACCACTACGAAACAACATTGAAATATTCCGACGTGATTCACATTCGCAAAAATTTTTCTGTCAATGAATTCATGGGCGGAAATGAGTTTGGACAGCCGGACAACGACGCACTTTTGAAAACGCTCGATCTGAACTGGCAGCTGCTCCACAATTTGTCGAAAGCGATGGTGTCGAGTTGCGCCGTCAACGGAATCGTAAAATACAATACCATGATGGACGACGGAAAAACAGAAGCCGCATTGAAACAGTTGGAAGAGAAGTTGAAAAATTCCGAAAGCGGTTTTCTACCGCTTGACATTCGAGCGGAGTTTACACCGATTCAGCGAGAAATCCAGATGGTTGACGAAGCGACACTGAAATTTATTGACGAAAAAATTCTCCGTCATTTTGGTGTGCCACTCTGCATCTTGACTGGCGATTATACCAAAGAACAGTACGAAGCGTTTTTCCAAAAAACAATTGAACCGATTGTGCGCACACTTTCACAGAGTTTTACAAAGACGATTTTTACACAACGGGAGCGCTCTTTCGGGAACCAGATCAGATTTTACACGAAGGATTTGATTTTTTTAAGTACCGATCAAACGCTTGAAATGGTCAATTTGCTCGGAGCAAGCGGAAGTCTGTACGAAAACGAAAAACGTGTTGCATTTGGAATGCGACCGCTCCCCGAATTGGTCGGTGTGCGAATGATGTCGCTAAACTATGTAAACGTCGAATATGCAAAAGAATATCAGCTGAACCAGAAAGAAGGAACTGATAATGGGGAATAATGTGAAATCGTTGAATGCGCTTTCTTTGAAGTTGGGAAAAAGGTCCGAAGCAACGTCGAAGCTAAACGCATTGAAAAACATATATGCTGCACTTGGCGGAACAAACTCCACTGCTACAACGGTTGCGGAAGCAATCGACGAAATTGTTTCCGTTGCCGAAAAGCCGGCGACGCAAGAAGTCGTTTGGGCAAAAGGAACAGTATCGAATGAAGTAACAAAAGTGTCTATTCCAAACGGTGTCACAAGCATTGGAAACGGTGCGCTTCAGAATTGTTCAGCACTTGCGAGTATTGCGATTCCAAGTAGTGTCACAAGCATTGGAAGTAGTACGTTTTACGGCTGTAGCAGCTTGGCGAGCATCTATTTCCTGGGTACGGAAGAGCAATGGAACGCAATTACAAAAGGTACTAGCTGGAACAATAGTATGGGCTCTAATGTTGAAGGTGGAACTGTTATTACTTATAACTACACTGGTTAAGTGAGGTGTGAAAAACAATGGAATTTTGCAGAAGAAATTTTATGTTTGACATTCGGGCAGACACCGATGAAGAAAACGGCTGTTACATCACTGGCCGCCCGATTGTGTTTGAATCAAAAACCGATCTTGGTTTTTGTGACGAAGTCATTCGTCGTGGAGCGTTGGACGAAGCCGATTTATCAGACGTGCGTTTTCTTGTGAACCACAATACGGATATGATTCCACTTGCACGTTCGCAAGCTGGAAACAAAAATTCCACCATGCGGATTCAGACCGACAAAGACGGTTTAACAATGCGAGTAAATCTGGACGTGGAAAATAACACAGAAGCAAGGGCGTTGTATTCTGCCGTCCAGCGTGGCGACATTTCCGGTATGTCATTTATGTTCACGATTACGGGCGACGAATGGGAAAACCTAGACAGCGAACACCCTACACGGTATATCAATACCATTGGACAGGTTGCAGAAGTTTCCGCCGTGACTTTTCCGGCGTACGAAAGCACCGAAATTTCCGCCCGTGATAAAAGGGCAGTTGAAGAAGCAAGAAAAGCTATTTCCGGCACATCAAACGATGTGGAATTGGAAAAGCTGAAACTGAAATATCTCATGGGGGTATAAAACGAATGAAAGAATTTCTGAAAAAGCTGATTGCAAAGAAGCAAAAGGAAGCTGAAGCTATCCGATCTAAGATCAAGGCTTCCGAATCCGCACAGGAAGTGCGAGAACTGGGTGAAACTCTTCAGTCCGTACTTGACGAACTGAACGAAGCAAAGGATAAGCTTGCCGATGCTGAAAACGACGACAACAAGAACGACGATCAGAGCGGCGAGCCGGCACAGGCAAGCAACGCCGATGGTCAGCGCTCTAACTTTAATCCGGCGCAGACTCGCGGCGTAGGTGTTTATGCGCAGAATGCGCAGGTAGAACACAGAACCGGCAACGCCCTTGATTCCATGGAATATCGACAGGCATTCATGAAGTACGTCCAGACTGGCGAATGGAATTATCAGAAGAGAGCGGACGAAACTCTGATTACATCCGACGTTGGTAAGATCATTCCGAACACAATCATGAACGAGTTTATCAAGGAACTGAAAGTTTACGGTAACCTCTACAATCGTGTTCGGAAGCTGAACGTCAAGGGCGGCGTAGAATTCCCGATTGAGGAACTTGTGCCAACTGTAACATGGATTACCGAAACCACTGTTTCTGATACTCAGAAGGCTCCGGAAATCAAGACTTCTGTTTCTTTTGGCTATCACATTGTAGAAGCACGTCTGGCGCAGTCGCTGCTGTCTCAGGTTGTGTCTCTCCCCTATCTGGAAACCGAAATGGCACGGCTGCTTGCAGAAGCGTTCGTCAAGGAATTTGATCAAATCATTGTTTCCGGTTCTGGTTCCGGTCAGCCGCTGGGCATTCTGAATGATACCCGTGTAAAGGCTGCCAACAAGATTTCCCTGTCCGCTGCTGATATGGCAGATTGGACAAAGTGGAGAACAAAGTTTTTCGCAAAGATTCCGCTTGCTTATCGTGGTGAGGGCGTCATGATCATGACGGCGGCAACGTGGGAAACTTACATCATGACACTAAAGGACGCAAATGACCGTCCGCTTTATCAGGAGACATACGACCCGCAGAACGGCAATCTTACATGCAGATTTGCCGGTCGAGAAGTGATTCTCGTAGAGCCGGACATTCTGAAAGACTATGACACTGCACAGACAGGTGAAGCTTGGGCTATCTATCTGAAGCCGACTGATTACGCAATCAATACCAACATGCAGATTGCATTCAAGCGTTGGTTCGACGATGAAAAGAACAAGTACTTTAACAAAGGCTTGTGCATCATGGACGGAAAGCTGCTGGATGTCAACAGCGTGTACATTTTCAACAAGTAAAGGTCAGGTGTAACAAATGACAGATGCAGAACTGTTATCTAAAGTAAAAATCGGAATAGGCGTCACAGGCACGTACCAGGACGAAACCTTGATGACATACATTCGAGATGTCAAAAATTTCCTGCTTGACGCTGGCGTTCCGGAAAATATTGTAAACGGTTCTGATTCTGTCGGTGTTATAACTCGGGGGGTGTCTGACTTGTGGAATTATGGTGCAGGTGCTGCGGAATTTTCGCCGTACTTTGTTCAACGTGCCGTTCAGCTTATTTATAAAAATATCGGAAAGCTTACTGTTTCTTCTTCCGCCGGTTCAACCGGCGATTCTATCAAAATTTCGATTTCCGAAAAAGCGAACGGTGCGAAATACCGCTATAAATTTACAGACGTGCTCCCAAGTTATAACGATGATCTGTCGGATTGGGTGGAGTGGGACGGCATTTCCGAAATCATCAAGGAAAACAACACGGTCATCTGTGTTGTACAGGTCACGACAGATAATCTTGCATTAAAAGCAGGTGTTACACATGTATAGACCGAGCGACCCTTTTGTAATTCCAATGTTTCTTTTTGCTCCGGAAACCAAAGTTGTGAAAGGAACGGTAAAAAAGGTTTATCCCGAAAAAGGCGAACTTTTTTATTGCTCTTTTCGAACTTTTGGAGGAACGGAAAAAACAAGTAATGATGTTTTAACCGTGGAAGATACTGCAATTGTCGAAACGTGGTACAGGCCCGATATCAAGTCTGATTGTATCGTAAAAAACACCGACGGGAAAGCCTATGAAATTTTGGGGACGCCAGAAAATATTAGTATGCGCAATCAGACTTTAAAATTTAAAGTCCGTGCCGTGTCCGGAGGTGTCTGATCATGGCAAAAAACAAAATCGGATTGCAATTTGCCGGCTGGAAAGAAATGCTATCCAGAATCGAAAAGGCTGCCGGAGAAGCTGGGTTGAAACAGGCGACAGAAGCGGCATTGAAAGCGTCGAAAACATATATTAACAACAACGTTGACGCGATCATGGTGAAAGGTAGCATGCCTGCCCACGGTAAATACTGGACTGGCGACACAAAAGCATCTTTGAACAAAAGCTACGAAGTGCAATGGTCAGGGTTTACCGGATCAATTGACATTGGTTTTGATCTGGAAAAGTCTGGATTGACATCAATTTATTTGATGCACGGAACACCAAGGCGCAAACCGCCAATGCAAAAGGTCGCCGGTCTGAACGAAGCTTTTTACGGAAAAAAGACGAAATTAGAAGTCAAAAGAATCCAAAAAGAAGCTATTGAAAAATGGATTGAGAGGAATTTATAATCGTGGAAGATTTTCTGATTGAAATCCTGTCAACCTTTGGGTATCCTGTGCGTCGGCAGGGTTCGTTTTTGGAAGATGAAGCGTATCCCGAAAGTTTTTTTACTTTTTGGAATAACGCTTCGAACGCCGAAATCATTTACGACAACAAAGAAAACGCTATTTTGCACGAATACGATGTGAATTTTTACTCGACTGATATCGAAAAAGTTTACGACGTATTGCGAAAAGCTAAGAAAAAATTGAGACAGAATGGTTTTGACGTGTGGGGCGACGGATACGACGTTGCGAGCGATGAGGACACCCACTCCGGGCGAGGTCTGAACGTCTCATATTTTGAAAATCTACAGGAGGAATGAACATGGCAACAAACGCAGTAGATAACGTGTTTGAGTTCCGGGGCATTGAAGATTTATTTTATGCTCCGGTCACCGAGGACACAGAAGAAAATTTTACTGTCGGAACTCCGAAGCGGCTCTCCTACACTGCAAAAATTGCGAAGGAAGTCGAAACATCCAGCGAAACGCACTACTACGACAACAAGGGTATGATCGTTATCAATGCGAAGGGCGCTGAAACCTTTACTCTGACAGTTGCCCCGCCGAAGCTAGAGACGCTGGCAGACATTACAGGACAGGATTTCGACGCCGAAGCCGGAATGCTGATGGAAGGCGAGGTAACGCCAAAGTATTTTGCGATTGGTTACAGAGCAAAGGGAACGGACGGTTATTGGCGGTATTGCTGGAAGTATAAGGGACAGTTTGCAATCCCCTCCGAGGAAAACAACACTGAATCCGACTCCATTGATACCACAAATACCGAACTTACTTATACTGCGGTTAGCACTATTCATAAGTTTCCACAGACAGTCGACACGACAACGGTTAACAAGACGATGTCTGGTATCGTGGTCGACGAGCGCTACGGTGGTATGACCGAGCCAATGAAGGCTGCGTGGACGAAGAAGGTTTGGACTCCGGCAGACGTACACAACAAGACGGTTCCGGAAGTGTAATTTTAAAATCGGGAGGTAGTGCAAAATAGAACTCAAACTAAACATTTACAACAAGAACGGGGAAATCGCAAAGACCTACACGGCAAGCGAATTTGATCTCATGTGGGGCACAATCGAAGATCTGGTCAATTGTATCGACATCGACAAGATCGACGATAACGCAGCGGTCGGAAAAATGATTCTGAATGTGCTGCCCCAGCTGAAGCCGCTGCTGAAACAGATTTTCCCCGAACTGACTGATTCCGAAATGAGGAACACCAAGGTCAAGGAACTCGTACCGATTTTTATGAATGCGTTTAAGTATGCGTTTCTGGAAATTGGCACTTTGGGCGACAAATCGGGAAACTGATTGAGGGTGGAGAGCAGGACGCCCTGTACGACATCTTTTTTGACGTGACCGTGTCTTTGTGCGAGAGATTCCACGGACTCGACCCAATTAGACTCAGACAGTATCCGGCGCATGAAGTAATAGTACTCATGCGCCGTACTGTTACATACGCAAAGCATCAAAAAAGAGAGAAAAAACCGAGAAGAATCTATAAGCCTGCTCCGGACACATGGTTTTAAAGGGGTGATTGTGTGCCGAAAAATACCGAAACAACGACAAAGTTTAAAGTTGACATTTCCGAATTAAAATCCAGCTTACAAGAAGCGAATCGACAAATTGCACTGACAAACTCGACGTTTAAAGAGTCTGTTGCAGGGATGGAAAAATGGAGCGATTCCGCCGACGGATTGACTGCCAAAATCACACAGTTAAAAGGCGTAAACCAAAGTTACGACAAAATTTTAGCTGAGTACGAACAGAAACTGGCACAAATCGTATCGAGCGAGGGCGAAAATTCCGAAGCTGCACAGAACATGCAAATCAAGATCAATAATCTGAAAGCAGCGATTAAAGGAAATGAAGCGGCAATCGAAAAACACACAAAGGCCCTTGCTGAAATGTCAAAGGAATCGGATGGTTCCACCGGCGACACCGAAGATTTAGCCGGCGCTCTCGACGAAACCGGCGACGAAGCAAAAACCGCCGAAAAGAAACTTGATGGAGTAAACGACGAAATCAAGGAAACCGGCGAAAAAAGCGAAGAGTCAACCGGAAAGCTGAAAAACTTTTTAGGCTCTCTCGGAAAAGGAATCCTGACCGGAATCGGCGCTGCGGCAACGGGACTAGCTGCTGGTTTGACAGCTGCGACGGAAGAATCAAAAGAATTTACCGACAACATGAATAAACTGTCCAGTGCAGCCAAAGACGGCGGTTATTCTGCTGATTTTGCCCAAAAGAGTTTTGAAAACATGTACGGCGTTCTGGGCGACGAAACAGCAGCAAACACCACAGTGTCCAATTTTATGGCGATGGGTACGAGCACGGAAAATTTAAACAGCTTGTTGAATTCCTCTGCTGGTATCTGGGCGAAATACGGTGACTCAATTCCCCTTGACGGTTTGGCAGAATCGGTAAACGAAACGGCAAAAGTCGGACAGATTACAGGTAACTTGGCGGACGCTCTGAACTGGGCAGGTGTAAATGAAGATGATTTTAACACAAGCCTGTCGGAATGCTCCGACGAACAAGAACGGCAACAATTGATTGTTGACACTCTGAACGGCTTGTACGGAACGCTTGGTGAAGAATACAAAAAGAGCAACTCTGCAATGATCTCCCTGAACGAAGCACAGATGGAAATGAAAACTTCCATTGCCCAAATCGGAACGGCTTTTGCACCTGTTTTGGCGATGTTTACTCAGATGGGGGCTGGATTGCTATCTAGTCTTGTGCCGGACGTACAAAATCTTGCAAGTGCATTTACCGATTTGGTCAACGGGGTGGACGGAGCCGGTGAAAAAATCGGTACATCTGTCGGAAACATCCTCACAAATCTTGTAACCAAACTCACAAGCGCTTTGCCGACAATCGCCACGGTCGGAGTGACGATTGTACAAAGTCTGGTTAGCGGAATAGTCAACAATTCAGAAGAAATCCTATCCTCTGCAAGCGATGTTATTATGACTTTGGCGGATGGAATTGTAACTCTTGCCCCACAACTTTTGACCAGCATAGTTACGCTTGTGGCAAATATTGCAGGCGAACTAATAACGCTCGCTCCGGAATTATTGGACGCCGGAATAAAACTGTTTGACGGGTTAATCACTGCGCTGACAGATTTAGATTTGGGAAACGTTTTGTCAAATCTAATCACAACACTTGTTACAACTCTGACAAAATCAACTCCAAAAATTCTGAACGGTGCTACAAAATTATTCATGGGAATCGTCGGCGCTATTCCGGTACTTTTGAATCAGTTGCTACCGCAGTTACCGAAAATTATAAACATGGTCACTGAATTTTTGATTGCTGCAATTCCGCAGATTTTGGAAGCTGCCGTGACAATGCTCCACGCTTTGATCGACGCTTTGCCACAAATAATCGACGCTCTTGTAGAAGCGCTGCCCGAAATTATAAGCGCTCTCACAGAGTTTTTACATGAATCGATTCCAGAATTGCTAGACGCAGGAATAGAATTGCTGATGGCAATTGTAGACGCTCTCCCGACTATTATCGACTCGCTCGTAGACGCTCTCCCGACTATTATTACAACTTTGGTTGATTTTTTTATTGACAACATTGATGTTATTTTTGATGCTGCAATAAAGTTGTTAATGGCTCTTGTAGATGCGATTCCGGACATTTTGGTAGAATTAGGAAACGAATTACCAAAAATCGTTGGGGCAATTTTAAAAGCCATCGTAGACGCTGTTCCGAAGCTTCTTGCAAAATCCCGTGAACTTTTTGGAAAAGTAATGGAAGCGCTTGGAGAGTTGCTGGGCAAGCTTCCCGGCAAGATGCTGGAAGTTCGTGATTCGGTCGTTAACGGAATTCAAAATTCCGTAAGCAGAATCCGAGAAGCAGCCGGAGAAATTGCAGATGCGATTCTGGAGCACATCAAAGAATTGCCCGGCGAAATGTTTAATGCCGGAAGAGACATTGTAGAAGGACTCTGGAACGGTATTAACGACATGGTCGGATGGATTGGTGATAAAATTTCCGGATTTGGAGATAATGTGCTGAGCGGAATCAAAGACTTTTTCGGAATCCACTCGCCGTCCTTGGTGATGGAAAAGCAAGTTGGTAAATTTTTGCCGATGGGACTCGCTAAAGGTATCAAAGACAAAACCGCTACGGCTGTTGACGCAATGAAAACTATGGGGCAAAAAATGCTTGCTCCTGCACAAAATCTGAAAGAAAACCTTGCCGTTAGTGCTGGAGGAACATCCTCTGCTGCAAAAACCATTGTGCAGAATTTTAATCAAAATGTGTACAGTCCGAAAGCACTGTCCCGTTTGGAAATCTATCGCCAAAGTAAAAATCTGTTAAAGGGGGCTAGGGTGTGATATTCACAAAAGCAAAAAGCGAACGAAATCAAATTCTTGATTTTTCCAATTCCACAAAATATTGTTTATATGACATCGACGGTTTGAACCCTGTAGCAGCTACGATAAATACAACGGAGTTTGCAACGAGCGACGGAGCAATGTTTAACAGTGCCCGAATCGGTACGAGAAATGTTGTGCTATACATCAAAATTTATCCGGAAATTGAAAAGAATCGACTTGCCCTCTATTCGATTTTCAGAATCAAAAGTGACGTTGTGTTATATTTTCGACATGATTCGCTGGACGTGTTCATTTCCGGAAAAGTGGAATCGTTCGAACTCGACCATTTTTCAAACTCGCAGGTTGCGCAAATTTCGCTTTTGTGTTCTGACCCCTATTTCAGATCGGCAACGTCGCATTTGGTCGAATTTTCCAACATCACATCTTTGTTCGAATTTCCGTTCATGAATCCTCCGGAGGGGTTGGAATTTTCCAGAATCGACAAATCTGAAACGAAAATTATCAATGCTGGGGAACTTCCTGCCGGTGTCACTCTGCGGTTATTCGCAAATTCGAGCGACGTTCAGAACCCGACGATTTACAACAAAACGAACAACACATTTTTTGCGTTGGATTTTGACATGGAGCAAGGCGACCTTATCACAGTTACAACGCACTTTAACAACAAAAGAGTCATCCTGCTCCGGAACGGAGTCGAAACGAACATCTTGTACGCTGTCAAAGAAGGGTCGACATGGCTGCAACTGGAGCCAGGGGAAAACGAAATATCTTTTACCTGCTCCAGAGGTGCAAACGATCTGGATTTACAGGTAGAATATACGGAAATGTTTGAGGGAATCTAACATGTATATTTATATTTTAGATAAGAATTTGAAAAGAATCGGACTCATTGATAATTACGTATCGTTGATCTGGACAACTCGTTATTACCTCTGTGGAGATTTCGAATTATATCTTCCTGTTACGTCTGACTTTATCGAAATGTTACAGATTGGATATTATTTACAAACCACAGAAAGCGACTACACAATGATCATCGAGTCCGTCGACATCAAAACCGACGCTGAAAACGGAAACTATTTAACAGTTTCAGGGCGGAGCGTAGAAAGCCTGCTCAATCGTCGTGTTGTTTCCCCTCGTGCAGGTGTAAGCAATATGCCTGTAGAATCGACCGCCGAATATTTGATTCATTATAATTTCGTTTCTCCCGTCGTAGGCGAAAGAAAAATTCCGGAAATTGGAATTTTTGACACTGCGAAAAACTTTCCGGAAAAGATCACAAGCCAGTATTTTGGAGATAATGTGTACGAAACTATAACGCAATTGTGCCAAACTTATGGCTACGGGTTCAGAATGCCGCTAAAAAACGGGAAATTTACGTTTGAAATGTACAATGGGCTGAATCGGACTCGCTCCCAAAAAGAGAACGCTCCTGCGGTCTTTTCTCCGGAATTTGAAAATCTGGTAAATACTGAATACGTGTACGACACAAAAGAAAGTAAAAATGTTGCTCTCGTTGCCGGACAAGGTGAGGGATTTGCAAGAACAAACACCTTTGCAGGTTCTGAGTCTGGTTTAGAACGACGTGAAATTTTTGTGGATGCACGTGACCTATCAAACGAGGAACTGACCGATTCGGAATATATGACGGTTTTGAAATCGAGAGGAATTGAAAAACTATCTGAATACGAGCAACATCCGCAGTACACCGGAGAAGTGAATAACTTTCCAGATTATTGTAATTTGGGAGACATTGTAGAAGTAGAAAATGAATTTGGAATGAGGGCAACTGCGAGAATTGTGGAGATTATCGAAAGCTACTCCACCAGCGGAAATACAAGAATCCCGACTTTTGATGAATGGAGTGTGTAAAAATGGCTATAAAATCAGGATATTTTAACAGCGTCAGCGGTGACAGAAAATACAACGCCGAAGATATGACGATGTACTTTAAAGGTCTTGTTTCTGACGGCGTATATCAGACAGTTGGAAACATGCTTGCCGTTACGCCTGGCGACGGTTTGACAGTTAACCTCGATACCGGCAGAGCGCTTGTTAATATGCATTGGATGGAAAACGACTCTATGGTAAACATTGACTTGGGCTCTGCATCCGTAAGCGCTGAACAATACAAATTGATCGTCCTCCGGTGTGATTTGTCAGAAAACGTGCGTTCCGTTTCCGTTGCCGTCAAAGACAGTGCGAGCGGGGCAGTCGTTCTAAAAAACGATGAAAACATCAAAGAATTGTGTCTTGCACGTGTGCGAATCAGAAAGAATGCGTCTACGATCTCCCAAAGTGACGTTAGAGATTATCGAGGGAGTAACTATTGCCCGTGGATTACCGGACTCATTCAACAAGTAGACGTTTCAAAATTGAACAAGGAATTTTATGCGTACTACGACGAACAAACAAAAGCGCTTGACGCATGGCTTAACCAGCAGAAAAAAGATTTTGAAAGCTGGTTGTCCACCCTCCAAAGCGAACTGAAGGTAAACACGAAACTGAAAACATACCAATCTGTATTTACAACGACGGAAGAAACGACGGAAATCCCGCTAATCGATCAGTACGAAACCGGCGATTCCATCTTGATTCACATTGGCGGCGTTCTTTTCGTCGAAACCAACGAATTTGAAATTGACACGGCAAACCGCAAAATCATCTTGAAAAATCCCGTCATGAAGGGAAATACAATTACCCAGTATTTGACAAAATCCACTATTGGAAACGGCAGCTCCGGCGGTGGAGGTGGCGGAACGTATACTTTGTCACGAGATTTGGCAACAGGAAAAATTACTCTTACGGATAATTCCGGAAGCAAACAAGAAGTAAACATCAACCCTCTTGTTTCGGAGCAATACTCCTCTTCTGTTCCGTTTGCACTAAAAAAAGGACTCTTGTTTTGCGATTGGACAATTTCAGGCGGAGCTAATACTGCACAAGCTGTTTATTGTGCAAACGACATAGATATAGTTTGTGCTCAGCCTGTACAAGGAGAATACCAAAGTGGTAGTATTGTGACGTTTAACACACTCGGAGCGAAAAAAGAAATCTTTTTGGGAAAAGATGGAAAATTTCGAAAATCCCAAAAAAGCGGATGGGGCAACACGGAGTGTTACGAATATGTATTGCCGGATAAATCCGGAACTTTGGCATTGCTCTCTGATATTCCGGAATCCCTCCCCTTGTTTGGTGGCACAATGTCCGGGAATATCGACACGGCGACAAACAAAACGGAAATTATTGTCAGTGCCGACAAATCCGGAGTTGAAAATTTAACCGTCATCGCAGGCGGTACCGTCGAAGCGTCCGGAACAATGACCGCAAATCTGCCAAACAAGAAATCTTTTGTGGGCACATATCACGACACAACAAATGATGTGTGGTACAACATCGTTTCGATCAGACACCGCAACGGATACAACGACGGAAACAAATCTGGCATGGCAATATATTCCGATATGTCTGCAACTGACAATCTCAAATGGAATAAACAGAACGCCGACGGAACGTGGCAGGGCGTTCGAACTCTGCTGGATACGACAAACTTTAGCAAGCTTATGTCAACAAAATTGGCAAATGAAAGTTTGAACGACGGTGCTGTAAACGGTATCTGCGGCTTTTTTTATGCGGATGTTGACAACACTTGCACCAATACGGCAGTTCCCGGCAAGGCGTTTTTCATGATCGCAATCCGGATTTCGGCAAATCTGAAAATGCAGGTTGCTTTTTATCCGCATAACAACAAAATGTATATGCGGTCGTGGGACGGAAACGACTGGACGGCGTGGGCTTGACAAAGCAATACTTTTATGTTATAATATAAAAGGTCATTTTCCTTTACCCACGTCATATAAAAAGCACAAGCTTTTAAAGGGAGCGGCGTTTCGACGGTGTTCCTGATTTTTCTCCTAATCAAAAACCGGCAATGCGGATTTTTCCACACTGCCGGTTTTCTTTTTGGAGCAATATTTTACATAAGCAATATTCTCACTTCGTTTTGCGTTTCTTATACTCTTCGAGCCATTTCAAAAAATCCGTATCGTAATGTGCTTCCGCTTCTTTTCGAGCCTCAATGCAAACCGCAACATCCTTACTTGTAACGATCGTATATCGTTTACCGTCGTAGGATATTTCTGCGGAGTATCTTTTTCCGGTTTTAAGATTTGACACGTGCACTCCACGAACGCCCGTTGTCGATCTGGAGGACGGTATAATTCGCACGCCGTATGCGCCGTTTCTGGATTTTGGGATGTTATAACCGCATTTTTTCCAACATCCGCAAGAGTCCAAAGGGTATTCTTTCCGATTTAGCCAGATGCCCTTTGCATAGATCACGTTGCCGCAATCGCACTTGCATTTCCACATGTGACGTTTTTTGTCATATTTTAGCACTTTTAATCTTCCGATGCGCTTCCCGGTGATGTCGATCAAGGCGTTTTTTGGATTTTTAACAGCTCTGTCGTATGTTCCGGGTTTTTTAACTTTGCCCTGTTTCCGCCATTCTGCGTACCATTCCAAAAAATCAGTGGTAAGATGTTGCCTTGCCTCGTCCCGGATGGCAAGGCATTCTTTGAGATCGTCGCTTGCCCCCAGATAATAATTTTTGTTTTTGTAGGTTACTTGTATGACGTATTTATTCCGGGCTTTATCCCAATAAATCCCCCTTCCGTCAACTGTTTCGCCGTCAATTTCAAATGTCTTTGTCTTCATTTTATCACCTGTTAATCGTTGCGTACAACAGTTGCATCAAGACGTATTCCGGAGGGCTGCAAACATCGTTTTTCCACTTCTGCGCCGTTCCGTAAGGTAGAGCAAGATATTCGCATAAGGATTTTAGATTCTTGTACTCCGGCAAGAGCGCCTTAAAACCATTTTTGACTACTGCGTAGATTTTGTGTAAGATGTCAACGGCACCATTCGTTTCGGCCATCCACTCTTGCCAACCTCTGTTCACGATGTAACGTTCTTCGCTCGTTGCTTCTTTCGCTTCGCCGTACAAGCCCTTAAACGTTGTAAAATCGATCATCGGGGCACCTCTCAAATGTCGCAGGCGGTTACACCGTAACGGTCAGTGTCGTAGTTGTCATAAGCGTCAAGCGCTTCCTGTTCAGTGTCAAACTCTTCGACAACCTCGATTTCGCCAGCTGCAAATGCATCGTCCCAACTCATTTCGTTTTCCCATGCCTTATCGGTCATTCTGTAAATCTTCCACATAATAATTTTCTCCTTCGTGTTTTATTTATTCAGCTTGTGCCGGACGGGGATTTCTCCCCGTTTCGTCGCAATTTTCAGCGACTCATCAGCGGCACTTTAAATCCGGTCATCTTCCCGATATCCGCACTTGTGTGCTTCGGTCTTAGAGATCAGTTCTCGTTCCCGGAAGTCACCCTCTTCCGTATAGAGCCACTTTTCAGCCTCTTCCCACGAATCAAACTTCCGAACATTGTGCTCCCATCTGCCAAATTCAAACTTGCTGCTGTCGCCGAAGATGAAGCCGTTCTTTTCAAAATAGTTCTGTGCGTTTTTCATAAGTCATTTTCCTTTCTCAGTTGCGGGCTTTTGTTTTTGCCCTCTTGTTTTTGTTTCTGTACTTAGTATACACCATGTAGGACTATTTGTCAATACTTTTTTCCTGCTCGGTGTAAAGTTTGTAGGAATGACTAAAATTCAAGAGTCTGATTTGTGCAAATTGCTACATGTATCGAAACACGCTGTAGAATCGATTTTAAGGCGTTTTAACTTTAGGGGTATAATTTGACGTGTGGCAAATAAAAGTAGCTTAGAATCGATTCTAGGGGCATTCTGAACGATTTTAAGAACGGCTGAGAGTAACGCTATAAAAAACGAACGGAAACGATACATATATTTTGTATTGTGTAAGCAGTACCTCCAGAGATAAGCCGACCAACAGCTACGATTCGCCGTCCTACACATATTTCTTTGGACGAGCCAACAGTGGTAAACGTGTTACCGACAGAACAGCCCTGCAGCATATTGCGGTTTATGCCTGCGTGCGGGTTCTGTCGGAGGCTATCGCACAACTGCCGCTGCACTTATACAAATACAACGATAATGGAAAAGAGCGAGTGCCGCAGCATCCGCTCTATTTTTTGCTCCACGATCAGCCAAATCCGGAAATGACATCATTTGTTTTCCGAGAAACCTTAATGTCCCATTTGCTGATTTACGGTAATGCCTATGCACAGATCATCCGAAACGGCAGAGGTGATGTTATCGGACTGTATCCCTTGATGCCGGATAAAATGAAGGTTGACCGTGATGAGAAAAACCGCTTGATATATATTTACAGCCGTTATGATGAAGCAAATCCGAACCTGAAAGAACAAGGTGATATCGTTCTCTACGCTGATGAAGTTCTCCATATTCCCGGACTTGGATATGATGGCCTGGTGGGATATTCGCCGATTGCACTTGCGAAAAATGCGATCGGCATTTCTATCGCCTGTGAGGATTATGGGGCATCTTTCTTCGGAAACAACGCAAATCCAAGCGGTGTGTTAGAACATCCTGGAGTAATCAAAAATCCCGATAAATTAAGAGATGCATGGCACAGAGCCTATGGCGGAAGAAATGCACATAAAGTCGCTGTTCTGGAAGAAGGCGTAAAGTTTACGCCGATCTCAATTCCGAACAACGAGGCTCAGTTTCTGGAAACCCGTAAATTTCAGATTGAGGAAATTGCAAGAATGTACAGAGTGCCGCTCCATATGATCGGCGACCTTGACCATGCAACATTCAGTAACGTAGAGCATTTATCCCTTGATTTCGTGAAATACAGCCTTGACCCTTGGATCGTTCGATGGGAGCAGTCTTTGCAGAAAGCACTTCTTTCTGATTCTGAAAAAGGACAGTATTTCGTGAAGTTCAATGTGGATGGACTACTGCGTGGTGATTATGCTTCCCGTATGCAGGGCTATGCTACCGCAAGACAAAACGGCTGGATGTCGGCAAATGACATCCGAGAACTTGAAGATATGAATATGCTTTCAGACGAAGAGGGTGGAAACCTGTATCTCGTAAATGGCAGCTTTACAAAACTCGCTGATGCAGGAGCATTTGCAAATCCAAAAAAGGAGGAGAAAACCAAATGAAGAAATTTTGGAACTTTATCCAAAACGAAGATACATCAGAAACAGAGCTTCTGTTTAACGGTCCTATCTCTGAAGATACCTGGTGGGGCGATGAGGTGACACCTGCACTATTCCGTGATGAACTTTCAAAAGTAAGCGGAAATCTGACAGTCTGGCTGAACTCACCAGGGGGCGATGTGTTCGCAGCAAGTCAGATTTATTCCATGCTGAAAAATCATAAGGGCAAGGTTACTGTGAAAATTGACGGTATTGCAGCCTCCGCTGCGTCTGTTGTGGCAATGGCAGGCGATGAAACTTTGATTGCACCGACTGCTCTAATGATGATCCACGACCCCAGCACTTGTGCTATGGGCAACAAGGCAGATATGGAAAAGGCTATCATCTTGCTTGATGAGGTAAAAGAAAGCATCATCAACGCCTACGAAACCAAGTCCCATCTCAGCAGAAACAAGATTGCAAAGCTGATGTCCGATGAAACATGGCTCAATGCGAAAAAGGCTCATGAGATGGGTTTTGTGGACGGGATTCTCTTTGCAGAGAAGAAAATGCCTGTTGTTCCCAAAGAGGAAGAACCGGATGAAGAGGAAAAAGAAGATACACTGACCGCAATGACCTATTCAAAGTCAAGGAATCTATCTGCATTCTTATCCAAAGTATCTGCATCAGCAGAATCCGTTACAGGTACACCGATTGACCAGCTTGAAAAAAGACTGGCATTACTGAAATATTGATTGGAGGAATTGATTATGACGATTAAAGAACTCAGAGAAAAGAGAAAGAAGGCCTGGGATACAGCACGTGATTTTCTTGACAGCAAGCGAAACGCAAATGGCGTGCTCAGTGAGGAAGATTCCAAGATCTATGATGCAATGGAACAGACGATTGTTGATCTCGGAAAAGAAATTCAGCGGCTGGAACGACAGGCTGAAATCGAAGCTGAAATGAATAAGGCAACCTCAACACCTGTTCTCGGAAAACCCACAGCACCGACTATTTCTGAAAAGACAGGCACAGCAAGCGACACTTACAAGAAAGCATTCTGGAACAGTATCAGAAACCGCAACTGGATCGATGTCCATGATGATTTGCACATTGGTACAGATACAGAGGGTGGCTATCTTGTTCCAGATGAGTTTGAACGAAAACTGGTGGAAGCATTGGAGGAAGAGAGCATTTTCCGTCAGATGGCAACAGTCATCAAAACTTCCAACGGCGACCGCAAGATTCCCATTGTGACTTCCAAGGGCGAGGCTGTCTGGATGGACGAAGAACAGCAGTATTCTCTTTCTGATGATACGTTCGGACAGGCATCGCTTTCCGCATATAAGCTGGGAACAGCAATTAAAATTTCTGAAGAACTACTCAATGACAGCGTATTTGACCTGCCGTCCTACATTGCAAAAGAGTTTGCACGCCGTATTGGTGCAAAGGAAGAAGAGGCATTCTTTGTTGGTGACGGTAAGGGAAAACCGACCGGTATTTTTAATGCTACAGGCGGTGCGGAAAACGGCACTTCCACCACAGGTGCAAGCATTACATTTGATGATGTGATGGAACTTTTCTACTCCCTCAGAAGTCCGTACCGCAAGAAAGCTGTATGGGTGCTCAACGATTCCACAGTGAAG